TTTGTAAAGCTTTGCCTAAATAGACACAATATAATTCGTCAGCTGTTGTTGTAGCCGTACCCATTGTAAGAGTCGTGCTTGTAGCTGTGTATGTTGAAGGTTTTTGTCTAACGTTATTTAAAAATAAAGCAATGTCTTCCGAGCTTTCAACACTGGAACTTAAAGTATAAACAGTTCCGTTTATTGTAGTAAACGTTTGTGAACTAATGCTGATATATGCTTCAGCAGGTATGTTTCCTATATAAGCCATGTTTATCCTTATGTACTAATTGCATCAACTGCGCTTACCCATACATCACATGACGAAGCTGTATCACTTACAACTTTGAGAGCATCTGAAGTCGTACCATCCAGTACTAACTTTGCTCCCCCATCTAAAACCTGCAAAGAAGATCCCACGGGAAGTGGAGCATCTTTAACAAGATAGATGTCATTTGAACCATCATTAATATAACAGCTCACATTGATTGCAGAAGTATGCACATTCGACAAAGATATACCTACTATCGCATCGTATGAATTTGCTGTGACGATAGTCGCCGCAACTGTTCCTACGTTGTTAGAGGTGTATCTTCTGAAATTTTGTGCCATGTTTTTTCCTTATTATAACGCAATAGCCATTGCCGTTGCGAATCCTTTACTTGCGCCTACATCAACGGTTGTTCCGTCTCCGTAAACTAAATCACCAGAATTATCCTTCATAGTTGCTTTTTCCGCTGGTAACGAAACAAAAACAATTTTAGTTCCTGCTGAAAAAGAAACTTTAGATCCAGTACTACTACCAATTACGGTATCTCTTGATAGTGAAGTTCCTGAATGAGTATATGTTCCAATCCCTACTTCCCATTCGCTAGGAACATCTTCTCCTACGATGGTATAATAAGTTGTATTGGAATTACCAATTCCAGCATTAAAAGTTATGAAACCTGTAGCTGCTCCAGACAACACCATACTAATAGTGCCGATTGTAGTCGAGGTTTCTTTAACTCGATCGTTTGTTTTAAACGCCATTTAAATCTCCTTTACGCTACTCTTATAATAGCGGTACTTGCACCAGCACTTGGGAATTGAATCGTAAATGTCCCGCTAGTGGAAGTTTGGTCTGTCCCAAAATCTAAAACGCATACTGCTTTGTTCGAATCAGTCGAGTTATAAATCAATGCATATCTTGCAGTGATTGTAGCACTCGTGAAAGACAAGTCATCAAAGTCAACGAGAGCTGTTGTACCATCAGTAGAAACTGCTTGGTTAGCTAATGATCCGCCACCTGCAGTGTAACTACCGCTATTCGCAACTTCGTCTGAAGTTGTGTAAACAGTTGTTGATGCGTTGTTGATTGTGGAAGAACTTGTATACAAAGACAGTTTAAACGTATCGCCTGCAGTTGCAAAATCATGCACACCTGAAAGCAATTCAGATTTAAAACTTGTCATTACCGTATTTGCCATATTTCCTCCTAATTAATATTATGGACTAGGTGGAACAGATCTTAATTTTTGTCTAATCTCCCCGTCCACGTACTCGTCCCTTCTTCTTCTACCCTGTTGTTCGATACCTAATCCCATTAGAGATTGAGAGTAACGACCTTCGTATACTGAGAGCTGGTCTTTGTCTTTTAAAAATGTGCATGCTTCAACCATAGCGGCATACAAGAGCGTATTAGGAGCGTTCAAGCTTAAATACGTAGTAGTATTTGTGGATGTCAATTTCGTGCCATCCGTTGTATTAGGTCTTTTAACATAAGCAACCTCAACATTCAAGGCTGTGTCTGGTGTCGGACCCAATAACAATTTTGTTTCATTCCAGTACCCATAATATTTAGGGGTACCTTTTGTTACACGATTACCTGTGTATTCGTCAATAAAAGAGCAGTCTTTTTGCATCAGTGGAGTTCTCGCTCCAGTACTATTATTATAGGTTTCTACCCATCTTATCAATAAAATCCCATCAGGCAATGTTAAAAATTCATTACCCACAGAAAGAGTAGAATAATCATTACGTCTGAAGACATCTAAATCTACATCTGTCATGATTCTAAATTCAGCGTCTTCTATGAAGCCATTAACAATCGTTGAAGTAAGAACATTAGATTCCACTTCACTATAGTTTCTTATTTTTGTAACTAATTCATCGTAGGTCATGGTGTAATAGTAACCGGTCCAGCTGAAACTGGAAAGCCTCCTCCTTGTATTCCTCCCGTAGTAGCCGTCGATCCCTGACTAAAACTAAAATAGTTATCCGGATCCTCTACTAATGTAATTGTTGCTCCTGCGGTATGAGCTGCTTTAGTTGTACCATAAGCTCCGCGTAATACAACATTTGGATTTAATGCTGTGGCTTCAGGACTCACTTGTCCTAAAGAATTATCCGAAGCAATGGTTGAATATCTTATAATCTCAGTTCCTATTAATATAGATTGATGTAAAAAATTGCTAGTCGTTACTGATGAAAAATTAGTAGGATCAGTTAACTTAATACTAGTAGTTTGGCTATTATCAATGTCCGATACTAAGGTTGTTGTTTTAGCGGGTAATCTTTTACCTACAGAAATGGTATGACCTGATGATGAACAAATTGTAGAACCAGGAATTCCATCTACATCTCTACAATCAGAGAAACCAGGAGAGCCATTACTAGGAGTTAAAGGCCAACCCGAAGGTCCTGTACTTGAGGACATTTCCGGTGTTCCTCTAAAACGAACTATTGTATTATCATGTCTTCCATGATTGGGAGAATGAACAAAAATATCTCCAGCTCCTGCTTGATATGTTTCAAAAGGATTTTCAGGAAGCATGATTGCAACTTTATGTAAACTTCTCGAATCGGGTCTTGGATGTTGTAAGGCAATTCCATCAGGACCAATAACTGCTAAATCTAATTGAGGCTGTTTAGATTCATACTCCGAAGTATGAACCCACATTCCATTCCATTCTTTTACCATTTCACGATAAGGAAATCTTAATCCTGATCTATCTGAAATTGCTATTGCGTGTTTCCCTGATGCAAATTTTCCCATAATTAACTTTGTGCTGGATAGTATGCTTTAGGTGTAATGTAAGAACTAGATGCTGATCCGTCCTCTGCTAAAGCTCTAGCCAATTCATCCTCATAATAAAGTTTTAAAGCTTGTGTTCTATCGGGAGCAACTTTTTGACTTAAATAAAAAGCTAGTCCTGAAGTAAGTGAAGGTAAAAATCTATAAGGTGTATCAGGATCATTTGAATAAACGCCTGAGTCTTGAATTCTTTTAAGATAATAAAAGTTTAAAAACTTATTAGTTGATGAACTGGGTGTTAAATAAACTTTAATTTGAGTGTAGTTAGAAAAACGTTGTACAAAATATTGGGATGGTGTTCCTGTAGAATCCTTATTAGCTAAGGCTTGATATGTTGAACGATCAATCTTACTCATTGAGACGTCGGTCGGTGAACTCACAGCACTTCTATATACAACTTCTAAAATATCCGTTGCATTATAAATATGATTTCCATCATTATCTTTAGTTGGATAAGTTCCCGAAGTAGCGTCTGCTGTTCTTGCATCGCTATCCCAATAAATACGATAAGTATTTTGGTCCTCGTTTAATGCCATATTAACATTAGCGACTTCCCAAAAATGTAAACCTCTATTGCCCCATTCAGACAATAAAATATTTAATGATCGTCTCGCACTTTTTAGGTCGTAACCTGCACGTGCTTGACCACCGCATCTTTCGTATGCGTCTTCAACGATTTCTTCTATCGATAAGTTAAAACTTACCGTTCCAGATGTTGCCATCTATTTACCTCCTACTGCCAGATTACTTGAACAGATTCAGTAGCTCCGATACCACCGCCAGAACTTTGAAATTCAATATACATGCCGTTATCGAATTTAATTCCACTAGAGGCAATATACTCTTGGTATAAATCTCCCGCTGCTGTACCGCCTTTAAATTGATATCTTAAAGTTCCAGTATTGTCGGAACCATCAAATATTTTTATAGAGCAATTAGCTGCGCCTGCATTTACTGTAACACCTTTTAGCATTACAATTTTATCAGGGTATGTTGCACCACCGGTTATCGTTGCTAATCTAGAACTAGCTTCTGTGTAGAACTGTTTTACTGGTGTTGTTCCACCTGCGTATCCCATATTATTCTCCTAATTATTGTGAGCTCCCGAAGGAGCTCACTAATTATTT